GTTTCAGTAGGTCGTCGGCTATTGCGCTGGATACGTCCACGTATTCGTCGTCGTCCAGCACGTAGTCGGCTGACAATTTTATGGTTATGGTTACGTTTTTCATTCGCTCGTTTTACTCGCTGGTCGGCGTTACCGCCTTCCTGTTTAGTTTTTCACAGACAGCCAAACATTCAGCAGCAGTTTGGATCACCTTACCGTAGAAATAATTACTGTAGGTAACGTTACCGTTAGGTGATGTTATCTCCACACTGTGACGGTGCGCGACCACGTAATCGTCGAAAGGGATAGGTGATGCGCCAAAAAAGCTAACCTGCTTCTTTGGGTTTGTTTTATGCTGGTAGTAAGGTGTGCTAGTTGGTTTGTATTGCATTGTCTGTTGGGTTAGCAGGTTATCCATTCACCCCCGTCAACCTTGTAACGGAGATTACTGATGACCTTACGATCAGGTCGTCGTGCTTTACGTAATTTACGAAACGTCAGAATAGCATCCTCCAACGAGGAGAATGTCTGTGTTATTGTTTCGTAACGGCTATTGATCCATTGCGTTGTTACCATTGTTTGTTTTCCTTGTATTGGTGCGGCTGAATTGCCGATCACGGTTCCGACCATTCAGAAAAAACACTCCCCCACAACACTAAAAACCAACAAGCTGCACACTGTTAGCCCAACTAATTTGAACCATTAGCAAAGGTTTAAAGGTTCGCAAGCTGTCGTTTTCTCATTGGCAAGGTTGATGGCTTTCCTAATGTGGCGGCAATTCCCAAGAACGGGAAGTAATTCAAAACAAGGAAAACAATGACATATTCAGACTTAAAACACTGCGCTAAGGACATAGCTGAAGAAGTACACGCACAATACGATAATGTGGATCATGAAAGCATGATTGACCAACAAGTCGAAAGCAGTCCGTATGTGATTTATTACCATTGGTCGTGGGAAGTGGTAGAAACAACACGGAATGCAAACTCGGAGCTGCTATACCAAGCAGAAGATGATTTTCTAAGTAGCAGAACGGTAGAGTTTGAAAGTCTTAATCAGATAATGAGCCACATGGCTTTTTGGATTTTACACACGTTGGCAAGTGAAGAGTTGGAGTTGTTAAAGAAGGGAACTGTTTAACATGTTGTACGTAATCACTCTCTCAATAGCACTGGCTAACGTAGTCTGTGCGCTTTGGATGTTAACCCTGTACTTTATCGACAATGAATAGTTGCACGTGGATTGTCCCGTTTCTATTGCTGGCATTTTGGGTGCTAGCCGTTGCCCTGTTTGTCAGTGGCAAATAATCAATAACAACAAACAAACAAAAGACCCACGTTAAAGCTGCGTGGGTTTTTTTGTGCCCGCTTGCCAAGGATCGACAATGCGTCAAATAAGCCTTGCAAGGTTCAAAGGAGGGTTAATGTACTGGCAAAAGCTGCAAGGGCTTTTTTAAGGGCATTTAAAAAGGCTTGTAGAGTAGAGACAAAAAAGCCCGCACATCGGCGGGCCTTATTGGTTGGTTTTGTTTGTGGATTAAGCCCGTTCGAAAATGTCGGCAACTTGCTCCTCTGCCCAGAGCAAGTCTAGACTCTGACCGTAATCGTCTTTTTTATTGCAAAATTCATCGGGCGCGCAATCGACTAAGGCCCAAATATCCTTGCCAGTAGCTTCTTTAAACATTTCTAAGTCGCTCAAGCAATCGTTTGCGTAATGTCTATTCGTCTTATAATAGCTGTCGTAATCGCAATCAGCTTGTAACCAGTTTTTGAGGGTGTTTAGTAGTCTATTTTTCATTGTGTGTTTTTCCTTGTTTGGGTTAGTTGAAAGCCCCATTAAAAAGAAACAATCAGCAAGCCTTCAAACCTATTTTCACACCAGTTGAAACGTATTAGCGAATCTTATTGGTTGTATTAGAATGCCTAGCTACGCGCGTGTTTGTCGTGTGCGCCTGTCTGTTTCATACGTGGGAAAGGCAGGATGAAAGGCTGGTTGGAAGAAGGACCGCAAAACGGCGGTAAGCAAATAGATGAGCGATTGTTTTTGCTTACCGCAAGTTGTGAAGGTCGATCTGACTGGAAACGCTGAGAATTGGATGAAATATCCCTTGCCGTGCTAGGCTTTTTGCAGGGTTGTTTGTTGTGTTGTGCCGTGGGCGTGCCAATACATTAAAAAACAGAGGGGTAGACGGGGGTTTTCGGCCACGGCCTATACGTATACACCCCCTCACAAATTTCTACCAAAACTTTCCCAACACCTTTAACAAAAAGGTCCGTCATATGGAGGGGGAGTGGTAATACCTATATACCTATTACTTATCAAACAGGTCATCAAAGCCGTCTGTAGGGTCTTGGTCGTCATCTAGGTCAAAGTCTGGTGTAAAGTCCACCCATGCTTCTACAACGTCTCTCTTAACGTTTTCCAACACACCTACAATGGTGGCTTCATTCAGGTCAAACTCGTTAAGGTAGCGAGTAATCAGAGCCAACATTTCAAAGTTCAGTGCGTCGGTCTGTTCGTTGTAAGTCATATTTAAAACGTATGTTAATCGTCACCGTCGTCAACCCTGTTCCACAACACAGACGACAGAATCTATGTTCTTAACGTACCTTTTTAAACAGGGAAGACATTCAACAGGCTGTGTTAAATGTTCTGGTTCCGACAACAGGGGGATAGGAACCAGCATCAATCTTCCTTAACCAACGTCGTTGAACGTCTGTTCCACAACGCACTTCAACACGTATTTAAAAACCCCTGATGGGGGATTATTAAGGGGGAATAAAAAAACCATGTCAACACTAAAATTTACGACTAAACCGTCATCCAAGTATTGGAGCGTGTTTTAGTACCTAGTGCTGTATCCATGAACTTCTCCAATTCTTGTTGGAGTAGTTCCTCCTTACGGTCTGTTATCTGTTGGTCAGCATCCTGTGCCATCTGTGTTGTCCAATAAGCGATGGCGATAGCCAGAGCGTCTAGTCTGTCGTCCTGAAGAAGGGAACCTCTGTCGTTGGTAATACGGGACAGTTGGTACAACAACATGTATCTGGATTGTTGTTCCAGTGGGTAGGACTGTGCTGACTGGTAGTCATCCTTAATGACCTTTGGGTCAATGATGAGTCTGTGTTGGTTCAGTACAGGTTCTAAAGTGTCTATGATTCGTCTTTCCTTTTGTTGGCTGTGACGAACTTCTTCAAGGCTACAAGGGTGTATAGTCCTTAGTATGGGTTTTAACAGTTCGGTAAACATACCGTCACCCATGTTAGATTCAATAACGATGGTGTTGACGTTATGAGCCTTAGCTAACTTAGCCAGTTCCTTCAGGGTGTTCTCACTGTATCCACCACGCATACCCCCTGCTTCTGGCACAAAGAGTTGACCGTTAAGCATCTTAACAACGGCATAAGCTGTTTCATCTCGTCCACGACCAGAAGGGTCAATGGACATGACAGAACCAGTAAAAGGGATGTGGTCACCGACTGTTTGAAACGGACGGAAGAAACGGTCACCGTTAAAGCCGACATTAGGCAGACTGTTATCGTAAGCGTTGTCAGGATTAGCAGCCCAGACGATCTTCTCTGGACCTACTTCATTGTCAATATCCATGACAACAAGGTCGTTGATCTTAAGGGGATAACGGTCAACATCCGACAGTCTTGGGTTGAGCATAAACTGTAGGGCATAGCCAGACCGTCCATACGACAGTCGTCTTTCCTCTAGGTCAAGTTCACTGAATCGTAGAGGTTCTGTTGACTTACCTATGTTCTCATCATGGCAGTCCTTTTGAATAAAGGGAGCAAGGTTATCACCATAAAGGTGTTGGGCTTTGTCAGGTGTTGTGTACTCACTAGGCCACACCCGTGTGTTGTATCCACGTTCCTGTAGTTTGGAGTAGATAGAATCTTCACACTGTGGTGTACCCAGAAAGATAATACGACTGGTGTCCAGTGGTTTGATGATAGCTTCAAACTCTTTGACCTGTTCATCAAGCTTGTCCCTCATGCCCTGTGTTTGGGAGTTGTTGGGAACTTCCACGTCGTCAGCCACAATCACATCAGCACGGCTACCTGTTAGCTGTGAGGTAATACCAAGGCTCTTAACGGACGGTGCATGAGCCGGCGGGGCCGGCGCAACATCAAAGGCAACCTTACTGAACCGTTGACCGTCTCTTGGTTTAAGATGCTGTAGGCACGGTATTTCGTTAATAATACGAAGAGTAAAAGTACTAAAGTCGTCGGACCTGCTTTTGGAAGCAGACACAACCAGAAAGTTCTTGGATGGATCAAGCAGGAGTTGATGCACCACATACGCCGAACATATCCAACTCTTACCAACACCCCGAAAAGCCATGACAACAGATCGTTTAGGACCGTGTTGCATAAACTCAGCAATATCGTACTGAAGGTCTGTTGGGTTGGGTAGGTTCAGGTGTTTCCACACAACAAACAGGAAGTTACGAAAGTCCCGTAGTTGGTCGAGTGTTTGGTCGTTGTTACTAGTGTCCATTGTGTAGAGTACCCCTAGAAGACGTTCTAAGGGTGCAAGAAGGCCTTTGCAGCCTTGTGGGTAGGTCTACCCCTGCCTAATCGCTTCCTTGGTCTTGTCGTCGTCGTCAAACGGCAGGACGTTGGCAAGGTTACCTAATGGTGTGCCTGTGTCGCTAACAGTCACCACATCGTTGTCTTTTAAAAGTTGTCGTGCACCGTTAAGTACTGCTGCGTTAAACTCCCCTGTTTCATGCATCTGGTCGATAGCTATGGTGTACGTCTTAGCTACGTATGCTTGTAGGTCGTGGAGTTGTTGTCGGGTGTTGTCGCTCATCAGCATTTCCACCGACGTAATGCCAGTGCCTTTCTTGTTGGTCTTCCTTTACTGTCTTTCATTGGTCCTTTAACACCGCTCATTCTTGCACAGAACGAGCGTTTACGTGACCCACCGCCTGGCTGTGGTGCTTTAAGGTTACTGCCTGTCTTACGGTTGTAGTAGTCCCTACCCTTCTTGGTCAGTCCACCTTTATCGCTCTTGTGTTCCTTGCGGAGTGATACACCTTTACGTTTCATCGCTTAGGAAAACCTTTCTTCATGTTTGAATAGGCTTTTGATGAGATGGTAGACTTGCTCTTGGGACGGCTAATACCTAATGCCTTGCGTCGGTTTATGTTGGCGTAAAGACCTTTTTTCTTTTTCATCGGCTGTGTTGGTTCTTCATTATTAGTTCAAGCAGACGATCAAGCTTATCGTTCATTGCTTCTAGTTTTTGTTCCAGACCTTGCATCCGTTTCTCAACGGATATGTCACGTTCGTGTTGAGCAGCCAGTTCCACTTCTATCTTTGTTAAACGCTTCTCATCGCTGTCTAATCGGTCACTGAACTTCTTACCAATCCAACCGAATACACCAAGAACAACCGCTAGGATGCTGTCGAGAAAGTGAGAGATTTGTTCAGCCATTGGTTCCATGTTGTTTATGCGCCTACCTTTCGAAGCATTACTTGGGTGTACACTTCCGTTCCCCAGTTACCCGCTGAACCTAACCCCGTTGATGCGTGTGTGTTTAAAACTCGGTATTGAATCTCTAAAGCTTGAGAAGCTGCTACTGTAAAATAACCAGATAACGTACACACTCCACCTACTAAGTTTGTGTTGTCGAAGTAAACAACATTACCTAGTAGTAAGTCTGCTGTGCTTGTAGTGTTATAAAGTTTTATTTGACTTTGTTGGGTACGGTAAAACGTACTAGACGCATTAATCTCGTAGTTACCCGCTGACAACGTAAACTGGTTAGATGATAACGCACAGTGGTTGTCCGTGTCTGTTGCTTCGGTGTTTAATACCCTAGTACCCCAAGAACCTGACGTTGCTGTTCCTCCGTCTGTTCCGCTACTTTGCTCGTCACGCAACACAATTACTGGCACAGAAGTGCTAATACCCGTCAGTTGGCTACCGTCTACTGCTGGTAAACGTGGTGGATTGTTGCTGTCCAGTTGAACGACGTTGTTAGCCGACGTGCCTACGTCCAAAGGAGCAGCCGTTCCGATACTGGATGAAGTTAGGTAGGTAGTGCCAGCGTCCAAGTCGCTGATCATTCGAGAGTGAGTTTGGGTAATAGCCATTAGTCATTGGGTTGGGGTTGTCCTACTAGGTCTTAATTTTAACAGTACCATTGTCTTGATATAGGTCACCAGTTTGCAAACTACTTAACTGAGTAGCATCAGGTAAACCTGACATGTTCATTATCGTTTTATTCGTGCCGCCTAGATTTTGTTTAGTGACTCTAAATAATTCAAAACCTGTAGCAGGATTGGTACTATCATCTAACGTTGCAAATTTTAATTCACCGTTTTCAGAGGCAATGTCGTAAGTATCAACACCGCTGGACGCATCGTTATCATGTAGACGAATAACAGCACTTTCTTTAGCTTGAACAACTAATATTGCGGTTAAATTATTCCCTGACGTTCGGGTGTTTTCAACAGTAAGTTGAGCGTTGCTATCGCCCGAAGGCTGTTTAATAAGTGTTTCCCCGTGTACTGTCAGATCGTAGTAATCAGTAGCTATATCGCTTGGCGCACCGTTTATTCCTACTTGGTCGGTGTTTTCGTCTATTTGAATGTTTCCACCGCTTTGTAGAGCCGCTACAACATTAGCTGTGTCTGTTACGTCTGCGTTTAGTTCAATATCTGCAAGCTTATCTTTTTCTCCTTTTGTAAAATGTTTTTTATCAGTATCTAGTTCGTTAGGACTAGAAGTTTGTTCCCCAATTTCATCAAGTGTGTCTTTAGTTGCCACCTGATCGTCAACGTAAGTCTTGATTTGTTGGGCTGTACATATGTTGGTTGAACTATCAGCTACTGCTCCAAACGGAACTACAGCTACACTTGATGTGTTAGCAGTCGTGTTGCCCAACACACCTTGTGCCATGTTAGCCATTTTAGCTGTGGTCACAGCGTTGGGTCCGATTGTTAATTGTCCTGTGGCTGTTAAGGTAGCGTCCCCGCTTACAGCTTGGGCAGAAGGTGATCCACTTGACTGACCAACAATAAGCTTACCCTCGTCAATAGCAGCAAGCTTACCTGTGGTAATTGTAGCGTCTGCTATCTTATCGTTAGTAACGTTTAAGTCTTTTATGTTAGCAGTTTCTATTGCGTCGTCCGCAATCTTTGAGTTATTGACTGCGTCATCAGCAATTGTGTTTGTGGTAACACTACCAGTAGTTACTTCTTGAGCGTAACCACGCACAACGACAACGACCCGTGAACCGCTAGGTGGTGGACTATCAAATGTAATGGTGTTGTTGTTAGCGTTAACTGAGAACGAACCTTCGGACGTACCTGCTTTAGGTTCTTGGAACACTCCGTCAATGTTAACGTCGTAGACCGTGTCCATTCCAACACTAATATCACTACCAAATGAGAAGGTAGTGTCTGTGCCGTTAGCACCGCTTGCTCCTGACACAACGTACTTTAACGGTCCACTTTTAACACCTGTGACTGCTCTTGAAATACTATCGTCTACGTAGCCTTTAGGTGTTGCGACGTTTGCAGCGTCAGTGTCGTCTATTGTACCAAGGTTAGTTATTTTGTGACCTTTAGCGTCCCAGTCGTCACCACCTACTACCTTCTGAAGTGACAGGTTATTCAACTCGTCCAGTTCTTCGTTAAGGTACAAGTTGTGTAGGTACGCTCTATCCAGATCATTTTCGACCAACACAGAGCCGTCTGAAAAGTCCATGAGAGCAACGGAAGAATTGCTATCACGTCGAATACGTAGGACTGATCCAGCAGCAGGAGCAGTAGTCAATGTGACCGTTTTTGCTGAAGCGTTTACGGTAAACGCAGTTGTTTCAACACTGTCTACTTCAACTTTAATGTGGGTTGATTCTAGGTAGTCAAAAGTGAAAGCAAAGGTTTGGGTGCTACCGTTACCTGTGTAGTCTACATATGTGTTAGCCATGATAGTTTCTTTTCAATAGAGTGATGGTTGGTGGTTACTGAAGCAGTTGAAGAACTGTTTCCTGATCGGTTGTTCCGCTTCGGTATTGAGCTTTGGCCCGTTGGGATTGTTTGTATAAATGGTCAACTTGTGGAAATTCCTTTAACATTTCCATCAAGGCTTTCCGTCTATAAGTACCCAACACACGGTTAATCAATGTCACCCGTGGACTTTTCAAACCTATTTCTGAACGTGGGTCGAGTGAACGGTAGCTCTTGGAGTTAATAAGTTTTTCTAACGTGTCCCTAAGTGTGCGTCCGTTGACGGTTACTTCTGACTGAAGTTCTAACCACCTATCGTAAGCAGAGTGTCCGTTGCTGGCTGTGTGTTCTGTCAGGTCAACCAGACTGTTTAGCTTGTGACTTGGTGGGCTAAATCCGTGGTGAAGGTTTGCCAGTTCCGTAAGGATTGGGTCACCGTTCTTACTAGACCATGAAATAGGATTAAACGGGTTAAGAAGATTAAACGGCATTGTTTCAATCTGCTCTGCTACGTAAGCTTCACCTAATATGTTCCTACGTGGGTCAACCCTTTCAGAGCCACCTGGTAGTTTCCTTAGAAGAGAATCAGCAAGGTTACGTGTTTCCTTTAATTCTTGGTCACCGCTAATTGATTGTCCGTGGTAGAGAATGTTAGGAACTGCACCTGCTGCTAAACTGTTCAGCATGTCTGTTGCTTTTGTCTCAGGGTCAGACAACGCTTCAACAACTTTATGAATACCTGCAAGGTACGACTTGTTGGTCACGTTACGTGCAAGAGTCACTGCCATAGCAGCCACAACACGTTCCATTTCTGTTTTATCGTAACCGTGTACTGAGTCGTTCTGTACGTGTGCCAAGTCTGCGTACACACCTAGAATGGTGGCAAACGGGTCTAGACGTTGGTAGCTAACCCAGTTACCTGTAATTGGGTCTTTGATGCTGTACGGACGATTACCAGCAGCTTCCCACAGACGTTTCTCACGGGTGTTCAGCGGTCCTCCACCTGTGATCCAGTCTTTGTTCATGAACATGGTAGTCATGAGAACACCGTTGAGCATAGCACTGGTAGCTAACTTACCCCTAGCTTCAGCACGTACTAACGGGTCTGCTGACTTTAACTGGTCAAGAAAGTCAGTACGTAAACCTTCAAGGCTGCTGAATTTGTTTATACCCACTTCAGTAACGGCTCTGGGAGCAGCCATCACACGGTCAAACGCAAACTTCAGAATGTTGGTAGGTGTACGCACAAAAGGTACAACCAACCACCCTAAAGGTACGGCTTGTATGAATTGATTAAACTTTGAAGAGACTGGACCTAAGTCGTTGGTAAATGTGCCTGTCCGTGCAAAGTCTAGGTTTGGTTCTATCCACTGCTCGGAAAACTGTTGTAGCGCACCGTAGTCGTCTTCTGCGTCAACCAGTCCTTTTTCTCTGGCAAGTTCCATGTGCCTTGCCCTAGCTTTACTTACTTCATCGGCTATGAAATTTTCACGGGCAACATGATCCTCAAAGTCTTGGCCTTTGGCTAATTCCTGTGCGTCTTTGATTAAAGAACCTTCAGAGAAGTGACGACCTGATGCTGTGACCATTGACTGGATTGAGTCGTGTATATACTCGCTTATCTGTTTTGGATCAGTAATTCCCCTGTCAGCAGCTTGTAGGAATAACTGAGCAGCAGCCCGTTGCCGGTACAACACCTGTTTAAACAGTTCGTCAGTTGACATGAGAATGCGAGAAGGGATGCGAACAACGTCACCAACCTTGTCAATAGCTTGGGCAAGTCCGTCCTTTTCTTTGGATAGTTGTTCACCAAGTAGGTTCTTACCTGTGATTGAGCCAGTAATGTCTTGTTGTTCTTTGAAAGAACCATGTCCAATGTCCAGAAGGTTTTCCTGAAGCTTGGCTACCTTGCCAGCTATTTCCCATGCTTCCCTAACACCAAAGAGTTGTGAGAATGTCCACGCAACAGCCTTACGGGTGTTTTGGTCGGCACTCATCCAACCACCGACGTAACGCTCAAACTGAAGCAACGTAGCGGTAAGAAAGTTACCTAGAAGGTTGACTGACCAAGTGCGTGGTCCAGACAGTAGTGAGTTGATGTAATACTCACGGACCATGTTCGTCCACTTACCGCCTTCAGAACCACGTACTATCTTGTTCAATCCGATAAGTGTGCCTATGTCGGACGGCTGTCCGTCGGTAGCAAGTAGTATGTCGTTAACGATTTTATCAACATCAACACCACCACGCTTACGCAGGTAATCCTGACGTAGTTTCTTGTTGGCTATTTCTTGAGCAGATATTCCGATCTTGCCTACCTTTTGCTGGAGACTTTGCAGCCCCCTACCAAAACCACTGGCTAGGTTAGCTACGTTAGCTTGTAGGTGTAGTTGTAATTCAAACTTACTTTTGATCTTAGCAGCAATAACGTCGTCGTCTATGCCAGCTTCTTTTAAACCTTTGTACGCTTTAGCCAGTTCAACAATGTCCAGACCGTTACCAACCATGTAGCTTCTTAACGCTCTCATACGACCGTTAATACGTGCTAGAGTTGTTTTATCCTTACCAGCTTGTGCAACAATGCCTTCAATACCTTTAGTAGATAAACCAGTAGCGTCGGCTACTTCTTCGTACATAATACGCTCTTGCGCTTCTGAACCGACTTGTTGTGACTGGGCTGTTAATTTCTTTGTACCTGCTTCAAGGACTTGTGATAACTCGTCAGTGGATAAACCACCGTCTATAGTGTTTTGTTGTATTTCGTTACCTTGTGCGTCCTTAACGGTCATCTTACCAGCAGACGCTTGACGGATAGCCTGACCGCCACTGGCAGTCTTAACTACAGCAATGTCGTCCAAGGCAGACTGAGGTACTTCAGGGACAGGATCAGGACGTGTGTCAATAGCACCGTCTACATCAGGTTTAGCAACAACGTCTTCTGTGTCTGTTTCTTTTACTATTTGTAATTCGCTGCCGTCACCTAATGCTTTAGCTACAACTTCTTCTTCTTCGACTAACGTAGCACCTTTTGACTTAGCCAGCTTACGTGCCTTAACAGCACCTAAAGCTTTTACAAAGGGAACAACCAAACCAGCGTTACCTGCTTCAAGTAACAATCCTTCAAGAACATTCTTTGCTCGTCCTATTGCCTGGTTGTCGTCTGGGTCAGCAGCTAGAAACTCAGTGACAGGGTTTTGTAGTTGAGGAAACTGTTGGATAAGGTTGGACAGCCGTGCTTCCTGTCCGTCAAAGGCAACAGCGTCCGTGACCGTACTGGCTGCTAGGTAGCCTTTCCAGTTAAGGTCGGTTATGTTGCCACCTGTTTTACCTTTAGCTAGCAGTTTGGAAGCTTTACCTGCTTTACCAGCTAGGCTTAATCCTTTAGCAATCCCACCAAACGGAACGATAAACTGAGTAACACCTTCAACAAGACCACCAGCAATCGTCTTGGAAGAACCTAGTAGACGTTCTTCGTCAAGGTCAGGTAATACGTCAAAGGAAACAAAGTCAGCCAGACTGTACACACCACGACCTAATCCTTCTAAACCACGGAACGGTGCTGCAAACAAATCAAACAGTAAGTTTGGGTCTTCTTGTTCTTGTTGTGGCTGCGGATCAAAATCGGTCTTGAATGGCTCGTACTTCATTATTGTATGGTTTTAAATGATTGGTGAAGTTTGTACTGGCTTTCCATGAAAATCAGCAAGTCTTCGTCGGTGACTGTACTCACGTTGTACATTTTCTTAAAAACTTCTTTGTACGTGGTGAATGGAAATGTGTTAGGTAAAGGATCGTCTTGTCCTTCTTTCAGCCCTTCTCCCCACTTCGTATAAGCTTGTTTAAATGTTTGAACAGCGTCTATAGACATTACTGGATAACTTTTAGCTAAAGCACCAACCGCTTCCGTGTCTTCGATTTTGAATGTTTCTTCGTTCTCACCCTCACGTCCCCATGTAAGCTTTGCTGAACCTTCAAGTATAGCTGTTTCGTTTAACTTACCCTGTGCTAAAAGCACCATGAGTATTTTACGACGTGCTTCTTCTGCTGTTTGTTTTAACGGCTGAACAAACCGTGCGGTCGGTCCACCATATATATTGGGAATAACAGTTTCAGGTGGTTCGTTCCCGTAAGCGGCTGCTACGATTCTATCAAAACTATTAGGACTTACGTCGCCTACTACCTTTGTAAGACGGTCAGCTTCCTTTTTAGCTTTTACTAAGTTCTTTTTGTTTAGTTGGTTCTCAACATCAAAGGCTGTTGTGGCAAACATCTTAGTTTGTTTACCGACAGGCTGACCGTTAATGACTGATTTAAAATCGTCAGTATCAGTAGGTGTTGTTCGCTTTTGTAGAGCGTCTTGAGTTTTTATGCGATCAGTATAAGCTTGTTGTAATTCTTTCCTATCTGAATCAAGTCTAGCATTATCCCAAGCAAGTATGTCCTGCGTCTTTTGCGCGTCTGTTTGTTTTCCTTCTCGTACAATATCGTCGTAACCTTCTGGCATTGGTAAAGTGTAACCATCAGGGTTACTCATTAAGTCAGAAATTTCAGCCCTATCACTAGTTAACTTTTGTAGTTGCTTACTTTCTAATTCACTCAAATCAACACCTGTTCCAAATTCAGGCTTGTTTGTGTCTGCTAGTTCTTTGTGTGTTCTTGCTAGTTGAGCGATTGGGTTGTTAATGTTGTTAAACTTATACCAATTAGGGAAAAACTCATCTTTAGGCATGTCTACTAGTGTCTGAACGCTCTGACGTATAATTGTAGGTACAATCCTTTTATGTGTTTCTGATGTTTCCGCAAACTCAGTAAATAGTTTTTCTACCAATGCCTGTTTTTCTGCGGCGGTTGGTGCGCCTTCAATAGTTTTTTTCCATGTTTGGATATAGTCGTAAATTGGTCCAGCAACGCTTTCTGCGATTTTATCGTCTTCGTCGTCCTGTCCACGCTTACGACGTTCCATAATATCTTCCAGCCCTGCTTCAACGTCGCTGATGTAGGTGCTAAACTCTGAAAAGACACGTTCACCTTCGTCTTTTCCTTTTAGCTTACTGCCTAGCTTTGCGTTGCCTATGGGTAGTTTCTTAGCTTCATTTAAAAAAGCCATAGCTTCGTTGTAGGCTAACTCAGGGTTATCACCGCCTTGAGCAAAGCTTTTAGCAACACTGCTGATTACTGTACGTTGTTCAGCGGGAGTCATGTGTGCTGTGTCCGATGCCCACGCAGTCATTGTCTTCACAGACATTCCTTCCTGTTTGAAGGTGCTGGCTAAACCTTCAGCAGCCACAACCCGTGATTCAGCTTTAGCCTTTTCGTTGCGTACTTTCTCACTGCTACGTAACACAGCAGGTAGGTACTCGTTCAACTCTGCTTGAAAGCCGTCCCCTGTTCCCAACGCAGGACGACCGTTTTCGTCTACTAGACGTGGGTGTTCTTGTTCAAACTGTTGTCGTACACGTTGGTACGTTTGTTCAGGTGTTTCGTCAGCAGGAGCAACGTCCAGTTCGTTTTCCAGATCAATACGGAAAGCACGGGCAGCTATTTGTCCCATTGTCCGTTTGTTCTGCATTACAGCGAAAGGGTTACCAATCAGTGGTAATCCACCCTTACGGGTCATCTTGTTGAAAGGTTCTGCTTGTTTCTTCAGGTCAGCTAGAACTTCTTCAGGCTTTCGTTGTAGTTGTTCGTTTGCGAATATTTCAGCTTCTAACTTCTGTGCTGCTGTAAATTCACGTAGTGCTGGGTTTACCTGTGATAACGCATCAGCCAGATCGTTCCACTTATTCTTACCCGCTTGTTGCACCTGCACGGTGTATCGTCCACCAGCAGAAATGGTTGGTTGAAGATTGGGTGCTTCTGGAAGAAGTTGGGTCTGTACTCTTGTAGCCATTATCCTGTTGTTGCTCGTGCTGCTTTTATATCCAACCCTGTCCTGTAACCACTAGCAGCACCACTGGCTGCACTTAATCCTGCTGTCAGGAACGATGGTCGGTTGATCGGACGGTTAATACCAATCAGGTTGTTTTGTGAACGAAAGCCAGCATCACTAAGTGCCAGTCCCGTGTTGATGTTTTGAAACTCTTGTTGTCGAAGCAGTGCTGTGCGGTAGTTCGCTTCCTGACGCATATAATCGTCCATGAGAGCGTCAACGCTTGCTCCTGCTACCCCAGCCTCACCTGCGGACGTTCTGGCACGAGAGATAGCCTGACGGCTCTTCAGCGCAATGTCACCCAACTCCTTGTTGGTTGCCTCTTGCTGCTGGGATTGCCTCATCCGTAAACTTGTTTGCTCCTGAAGGAACCTTGCACGTTCGGCTGCTGAAGCTTGGGCCTGATAACGTGCTTGCTGGTTCGCCATCTGGCGTTGGCCTTGGTATTGGGCCACACTGCTAGCAGCTCCTATAACTGCCATAGCGGTTGCTAATTCGCACATAGTCTTAGTCCTTGGTGTTAATGATTATAAATTCTAAATACCCTTCCGTTGGTTCACGGATAAACTCTGCACCCAACCACTTGAGCCAACGCATACTTAACAGGTTGGACTTAGCTACAAGGTTGGTCACCATGCGGTAGTCACCTAGCAGTTCGTCCTTCCACTCACGGCTGTGTCGAATAAAGGTATTTCGTATGTTGTAAATTCTGTGTGTGCCTAGCATCCAGACACAACCCACACCGTCCACCGCTGTATCACACACACCGAAGCTACCCGCTAACTTGTTGACGGGTGTTTGCATGATGGTGAATGCCTTGGTGCTGTGTTCAAACGATTGCTCACAAGCTTGTCGTGGGTGTGTACCCAGACCAATACATTCGAGCATGTCTTCAACACGCATGTCTTCGTATAGCCACCAACTGTCCAACATGGGTATTGCTGGTCGTATCCGACAGTCGCTGTACTTAGCCCTATCCACCGTACCTTCGTGAACGTGAAGTAACGAAGCTTTCAAACTCTGCTGCAAGAATGTGAGCAGGTAGTGCTGACGACGATTTTATCTTGATCGTCGCTTCATCGTGCTTGCTGTGGATGGGAAAGCGGAACGAACCGCTGTCCAACACCAATGCATTAAGCACACTGTCAGCACCAAGGTTAGTAGGGTTGTAGACGTAGCTGTACGTATCACGGTACAGGGGCGTTACTTCAACTGTGAAGTGACCTGTGTCTGCGTATTCAATCGCTCCGTTGCGGAGTGTTTGATGGGTAAAGTTACTGGTGGACTTACCACCACGTTCTGTCGGTTGTTTCAACGTCTGTGAACTAAACTCGTATTCCATACTGTATTCAAAACCAAAGAAGAAGTTGCCTCTGAACTTACCAACTCCAGTAGTGATAGACGTATCAGCGAAGTTACCTTTGATAGTCGCTGTTGTTAAGCCTGTCCTTGTTATGGGTACACGTAGTCCGTTGTCAGTGTACACTACAGCACCTTCAGGATCGTAGGGTATGTTATTAATTGTTGTTAGCTTTGTGTCGCTATCATACGATGGAGCTAAACGTGAACTAGGTATACGTTGGTCTAACAAGATTTTGTAGGATTTACCTGTGTCAACAACACCAGCTTCCATTTGTATCTTTTCAGAATACACAGCACTACCGTCGTAGGTTAACAAGTGCAGTTCACTGTCGATAAACTCTGCACCCAGTATTTTGTTATTAAATTCAAAACGTGACCAACTACTCTGTACCTTCTCCCTGCCCTGCCAGAAGTACTTGTAGACGTACAGGTGTTTCTTGTTGGTTGTGGTTGCCACGATAACGTCTTCGGTGGCTGAACCAACTAAGTGTCGAACGGCTGTTGGAATGTACTTGGGAACGTGTGACGTTATTTCCGCAGCATCAAATGTGTCTGTATTCTCGTCCACGAAAAACTCGTAGACTCCCTGAAACTCACCACGTTCAAAAGGAAAATAAACATAACGACCCAACGCCAACGGTCTTACCTTTTCGGTTACGTCGTATTCGGTTACAGGGCTGATGTTTACTGTTGACGGAGTAAGCAGGTCAGTACCACGCAGTACGAACTGTGTCTGTGGACTGAACAGTAGCAGCTTCTCTTGGTAAGGTATTGCGTTTTTTAATAAGCTTACCTTTGTGTGACTAACACCTACGTCGATTGGGTCGCCGTCCAACAAAGACAACACCGTCGTCCTGAAGAAGTTGGTGTACGTGTCAGCTTCACTAAATATTATGTTCTGTCCGCTAAGAAAGCCTAACCTGTTTTTAAAGAAAAATATGTCGGTAATCTTACGTGGGTCTGTCGCAGTGTTAGGACTTACGAAACTAGGTATAGGATTAGTGTCATCGTCACCTACAAGACGGTCACCCCAAGTCTCTCTTTCAAGTACGTACTGTCCAGTCGTTCCGTCTCCAAGTAACACTGGGGTTAGTTTTAAAGGCATGGACGATGCGTCTATCTTTGTTTTTACACCGTAGCCAATATCCTCTTCCCACGACCCTTCACCAAAAGTCTGACTGTCTTTGCTATTAAATTTAACGTAGTAGTCGTCCTGTGTTAGTTCAACGTCACCCTTAACCTTTACACGAAAACCGTCAAAGCAACTTTTAGGTAAGTTGGTAATAGCTGAAACTTCCTGATAAGCCATACCCAACCCACTGTTTGACAGACCATCTCTGACTGAAACAGTAAACGTAGAGTTGGTACTGGTCAGTTTGATGACTGAACCGTTACGAACAACTGTTATTCCGCTGATCGTACCAATAGCACTGACTAACCCTGCTGCTATTGTTTCAGATGAAGCGTCAGTTCCGTCACCTGCTGAAGCATGGAGTGAATCACTGTTAGAAGACGACCCGTCTCCTGTTGTGTATGTCTTGTCAGCACCGTCGATAGTGACCGTGTACTCCTTCTTGTAATCACCTTGTTTAACAAAGATTATAGCTTCCTTGGCTAACACAGTAGACGTGTCATTAGTTAAAAGAACTGTCTTTTCTTTATTAAGAATGTAGGTCGTGTCGGCTACCGTTAAAGCCTTTAAACTTTCACGGGGATTAGATGCTGATAAGTAAGCTTCGGTAGCTACTGGATCAGTGTGACGGTCGCTCGTTGACGTAGCACCTACGTATAAGGGAGGCTCGTTTTGGTTTAAGACCGTAGGTTGTAGGTTATAAATATAAGCAGACTGTGAATTAGGCGGCACAACCAACACATGTTTGTTGTTTGCGTCTCTGTTTATAAAATGAATGAAAGCGTCTTCGATAGTCCAGTTAGGTGGGGTTGACCCGTCACTCAAAGGTAATGTACTTAAACTAAAGTGGTAATCTGAGTTGGGTCTTTTGGTCAGACCGTCCACAACACTACTGTAAGCGTTGACTTGTGTCTCCCCCTGCCCTGGGTAGCGTAGGTTGTCAGGTTGCTGCGATACTCCCTGTGAGAGATTCGGTACGCTAGTCGTTAGTAGTGGCATTAGCGGTCAAGGGTACGATACACGTCGTAGTTATCAAAGATGGTGCGGTCAGCGTTTTCGCTGTCTGAATCAATAGCCTTGGCTTTAGCTTCAATCTCGTCACGAAGCGTGAATGCTTCTATCTCACGACTGCCAAGGAAACGTACACCAAAGCGTCGCGCTGCTCTGATGGTTATGTAGTTTCTGAACTGTTCTGGTAGTTCGGTAAAGTCTAGCAAGAATGTGATGGTTACCTTTAGATCGTCCGTAAACACGTCTGTATGGTTCTTGCGGTCATAAAGGGTAGTACCCCTCTGTACTATGTCTATATCGCTGTATTTGCCTACTTCAGTGTCCACACGGAGCGTGTTGGTAGGCAGGACTACTTTGTTGTTAATGTCCTTTTGTAGCGGATAGTCGTATTGGGTGTTGTAATGCCAGCCGTCACTCTGCACTTCACGGCTTGTTTCGTCCAACAAACTCTCGGCTTGCACAACGGAAACAGGACGACTGCTTCCCGTGCCTATAGTGTTGACGGGAGTTTCCCCGATAACACCCAGCATGGTGTTGATTGCTTCTAGCTTGGAAGTAAGTGTCGGCATATTTTTGTGTGTGTTGTGTCAACTACCCCCCAAAGGGAGTTAGGTAAGGACAAGGAAAACGATGATAAAACAAACCTTACCTAACCCCACAATGGAGGGTAACGACAAAATTAGATCAAGCTCTTACTTGACCAGTTCAATGCAGCATTCAGGACGAAGTACACCGTGTCCCATTGCATACTTAGCAACGAACAATGTACCTTGACGCTCAATCTGGTATTCTGACTCAGTAGCAAGGTCGAGCAGTTTGACCGTACCAACAGCGGAGGAATGACCAACAAAACCTACAGTCTTGCTAAAGTCACCGTTGTAGCCAGCACCGTTGCCACCGAATACGTCATTGTTTGACGCTCCGTCACCAGTAGCAGTCGAAGACAAGTCGGTGGTTGGGATGTGGTTGCTCTTCAGGATGCTTATGCCAGCAATCTGTGGAACAGTACCGTTGGCGATAGAACCTTCTCCACCAACGTCTTTGTTCACAGCACTGTTAGCTACGGTGATTTGGAAACCAGAAGTACCGCCAGTGATGAGCTTGTAGTAATTCTCAGGTGAGAGAACACAGAAACGTCCATCTTCGGAAACGTCATTCTCGTCTAACTTCTGAGCAGCAGCAAACAAGGCAGCAATTAGTTTTGCACCTGTTAGTGCTGTCGTGT